CTTACCAGCGATCAGCAAACCACGCTCATCAGTCCAAGCAGCGATCTGAATAACGGCGGCTTCCAAAGAAGTCTCGTTCAAATCAGCTTGAGTAGATGGGGTGTTGCTGTTAGTACCACCGGAGATCAAGGGGTGTGCTGTGCTAAACAAAGGAACGCCATCACCACCGTAATAAACGGGGGAGTTAGTGAAACCATTGTTCAAGACTGCAGCAGCCTTAACTTGCTTAGTGTAAGCCATAGCGCGAGCCAATGCTTTGGTGTAACGAGCTGACAAAGAGTCATACAAGTTATCTTCCACAGCTTCTTCAGTGATGGAGAAGCCTAAAGCGATGGTTTCGTGGTTGTAACGAGTTGTCCATGCTTCCTGTGCATTGTCATAGCTGATGGCTGAGCCTTCATTTTTGACAGGTGCGGCAGAGAAACCAGACAGTTTCGTCTCTTCTTCGAACGAACGCTCTGAAGTTTCGGTTTCATAAATTTCTTTATGTTGTTCACCGTAACGAGCGTACTCCATACCGAACAAAGCGTTCAGGCCGGGGAGCAGTTCTTTAAGTAGTTGTGCGCGGGAAATAGCCATGATTTATGCTCCTTATACGCCAGTAGGGTTGTTGTACTGGTGCATGGTTGCGTTGATCTTGACGATAAACTCAACAAATGTATCAGCGCCTGTTGCTGTCTCACGAACCACATCAATGATGCGGATAGGCAGCGTATTGGTATCGGCTTGAGTGCCTTCGTCGATTGCCACTGCTGAATTACCAGTAGTAGTTGAACCAGCGTTTTGAATCAAAGCAATGTTAGCACCAATAGCAGCAATGCCCATTCCAGCCACGGTTGTGCCAGAAGAACAAGAGACTACTTGGAACAACGTATCAGGATCATCTGCAACAACTGCAAAAATCTGCGTGCCAGATTTAACTTGCTGGCTAGCTGGATAATATTGCTGTTGCTGGATCTGACCAGTTGAAGCGTTAGTAAAACTTACACCGAGGAAAATACCGCAAGGCGTGGCAGTTGTTGTGCCCGTGTCTTTTTCGATAGTGCCATCAGAAATACGTTTAACCAAGTCACCGTAGAAAATGTTAGTAGCATAGCCACTAGCAATTTGCATCAGGCGGGTTGCGCCTGCAAATACCTGTCCACCTATTAGGTTTACAGGCTTTAGACCGTAAGGGGCCGAGACTGTAGGATAAGCCATAAAAGACTCCTATAAATTTAAGTACCAGAACCGAAAGTAACCTTAGTTTTTCTCTCTGAAAAGAGAGGCATCCTAGGATCATTTTCACGAAGGAAATTGTTATCCACCGAATCAATCTGAGACTTATTCTGCTTGTCGTAATAATCGGCACGCTGTTTTAAGAACTCTTCAGGAATACGGCACAATAACAACCCACCAATTTCAATACCGCCTTTAAAGCGGCCCTCAACGGTGGCGTGCATCATAAGCTCGGGATAATCCTCTGCTTTGCAGGGTTCATATCCTTCACGTAACTTAGAAGAAATATTGCTTGGATCAGCCGTACCCATCGTACTAATGCGAACGTATCTATGTTTCCAACCGGGACGGTCTTCGGGCATAGGCAACGTCTCAGGTGGACGCCACGCTTCAGGGCGTTGCATCGTCTGGCGTGTGTCCAGCTCACGAGCTGAACGATTTTGCGCTTTAGGAGCCGTTTGTACTTGATCCATTATTCACCTCTTCTTAGTTGAGCAACCTGTTTAGCGTATTCTTCCAAAGGAACCCCAAGACGGCGAGCAATCGCTGCTTCGGATGCCTTCAGCCTAATACGATTAGGCGGAGTGCTACGGGAGGCGGGTGCCACCACGTTAGCGGGCTTTGTTGCACGGCGCGGAGGTTCATCCTCGTAAGCCGGTTCTGATGCCTTTTTCGAAGGAGCATCATCTTCATAGCTCTGAGCATCGTCATAATACTCAGGAAATCGTCGGCGCATTGTAGCGTCTACTCGTTTGTAGTACTCATCACTACCCACAAAGTTAGCACCGTGTTCCTTAGCCAGCTTTTGATGCAACCCGAGGGCGGATGCTGTCATTTCAGGATCGGTGCCAAACCAAGTGTTTTTCTGCATCCAACTTTCATCTCGTTGTGATACAGCAGGTTGATTTGTACTACGTTGTTGTATTTGTACATCATTTTCTTGAACTTGTAAAGGCCTCATGTTCTGAACCTTATCAAGATTCAGCGTAGCCCGCGAAACTTCTGCCTGTGCATCGACCACAGCATCGGAATCTCCAGACTCATAAGCCTCTTTGTACTTCTTCTTAGCGTTCTCAAATTCCATTTCAGCGGAACTCTTTGACTGCTCTATGTACGCTCTTGACCCAAGCGACACTTGTTCTTGTAGCTTGCGGTTTTGATCCCACAATTGCTTGGCCAGCTTCTCAGCCGCCTCACGTTCACGCAGTGCTTCTTCTTTAGCACGACGCTCATCGTGGTATCCACGTGTAAATTTCTTTAAACGCAGTTGAACTTTTTCGTCGTATTCGGATAGTTCATCTTCAGTAGGATCTTCAGGTGGTGTTTCGTCGGGCTTACGGCCACGATCCCTACGAGGCGTGTCATTTTCAATTTCTACCTCAAACCCGCCATCGTCCTCTACTTCGGGTTTACCCTTAGCTTCTTCCTCTGCTTCATGAGGAAACTTAAAGTCATCTTTTAACTCAGCTTGTGCCATGTGTTACTCCTTATGATGCACGTGTAATGCCACGGGGGTCTTCCACAACTGCTTCAACCGAATCATCATTGAGGATGCGGAATTCACGGCCATGAATCTTCAGACGGGTGCCTGAATTTGGGCGGCAGATGATAAAATCACCTTCCTTGCAACTCGGGCCACTAGGGAACCGAGTGGTGTCTTTGTAGCAGTCAGGCCCAAGCTTGACGACAAATAGAACGGGAGTGAGTACTTCCTCAAAATGCATTGATTGGTTGGATTTAATAATCCCAACTTCACTCTCTGCATACTCTTGCATAGCTTCAGGCACCACACACAAAATATGAAATGTACGTGGGTCAGGCAACTGCTTAGCTTTGTCTTCGGATGGCTTATTCAAAATACCAGACAGGTCTACAGCAGCGAGGTCAAATTCAGTCATCAGATTTCTCCATTTTTTGCACGAGGTCATTGATTACGTTCTCTGCTAGGTTAAGACCCCGGATCACCCCACAGATACTTCGATACTCTTCTATGTCAGCGGCTCTGCCGTTGGCAAGGTGAAAAGCTTGCTCTTCTTTTAACTTCTCAATCTCTTTAGCGACGTGCGCCAATAGCTTGTAGTCGTTCAATCTTTCTCCCTCTTAGGTTTTTGGGACGTTCTTTGTGCCATTTGCATGGCCATCTGAGCGCGGTTCTTGGCAATATCAACGCCAATTTTGGTACCCTCAAGAAGTTGTTGTTTCTCGAGTTTGTCTTTAGCAGCGGCTGCGCTTGCACCAACTTGCATAGCCGCGATTTCTTTCTGAGCCGCGATGCGTGACTCTTCAATACGGAGTTGATCTGCTTTAGCAGCCGCATCAATCTGTTGCTTCTGCGCTTTAAGCTGCAACTCTTGCATCTTGATTTGCAACTCTTGTTGCTGCATCTGGACAAGCGGGTCTTGTGCTTGTTGCTGGGCTTGTTGTTGGGCCGCTGCTGATTGGGCTTGCTGTGTCATACGAGTCGAGGCTTGTGCAGCTAATTGTGCAACTTGTGCAGCCACTTCCGGAGCCATGTTTTTCTCTTGCTCTTCTGTTGGTAACAACAAGCCAACTGTCTGCTCAACTTCCTTACGGTACGCGTATGCCAAGTGCTCGTTAATGTGAGCCATCATTGCAGCTACAAGTGCCTGACCTTGTGGGGTCTGCCCAATTAAACCCATGATTTTGGGGTTCTGAAGCATGCTTGTGTGCACTGCAATATGAGCTTGGTGATCTTGCTCAATAAACGCCTTAACAGGTTTACCAGTAAGAACGTTCTGGTTCTCTTGCACTGGGTCTGTAGCTTTTGCATCATCTTCAATCGGTACTAACTTAGCTGCGTTCTTGATGCCCAACACCTCAATCATCTGGCGGTGTAAGAGTGGCAAGTTGTAGAGTTGTGGTGCTGTCTGTGCGAGTTGGAGTGCAGCTTGGTACTGCACAATCTTCTGCGCCATCGTTGCAGCGTTTGGATCGCTCACAGGAATTACAGCGACCATGTCGTAGTCAGACTTCTTAGCACGACGTGAACCATCGACTGGCTCGTAGTCATACTCTTCCGGTGTGTAATCAGCAATGATGGCTTTCAAGAGACGGAACTCTTGACGCATCGAGTAGTGCATACGCGCTTGCACTGCACCCATCA